GGAGTTTGCGGGTTTGGGCTGTCGGCAACGGTTACATATCTATCCCCGGGGCAGGCACTTTCTGGTATGACAATAATACCGATGCCAATATCGCCGCCGTAGCTAACCCGGGATATGCTTTTATGGGCTGGTTCAGCGATGGACAAAGCAAAATAGTCGATGCTAATTTGGCTACTACGAAAATCCGGATGGACGCCAATTATAGCGTAGCGGCTTATTTCAATGTTGCTAACGGAATAACGATGACTCCATCTCTCGCCCGTTTCCCCCTAACTCCGCTCGGCAGTTTTTCAGATGTGAATGTAACAGTCCACAATGACGGCAATGGAGTAAAAACCGTCCCCGTATCCATAGGAACATCGTTTTATGGATACTACACAGTGGCGTCACCGTCCCCGTTTACCATAGTCGGGGATATTACTCTGATTCTTGGCCCGAACAGTATTTCAGACACCAACGATACCTGCATAATGACGTTGAGATATACTCCGACGATTGTTGACTGGGTTTGGGGGCCGTTGTATGCCGTCGTCAGCGGGCAGGTCTATGCGCAGATGTATATGGCGGGGATGGGATATTCGGTTCCTTTGGAGTGTTTCTTCTGCACAGAACAATAATTTAACGAAAGCAAGGATGATGCAATATGATTGCTTACGACCAGACAACAGAAGAAAAACCGGCAAAGAGTAAATCGTTAGACCAGATAGCTACTCTTTGCGCAGAGAAAATATCATTCGCCGAGGGCCATGAAAAGTCAATAGAGTTGCGCGACAGGGCGAATTTAGGACAATCTTTTTATCGCGGCGGCAAAGGACACTGGACACAGGAGGAATGGAATGTTTATCAGAGCAAAGGTGTCCAGCCGATTACGATTAACCGGTGCCTGAGAACAGTCGAGACGTTAAGCGGCAATCTCGCCGATAACAAGCCAGATTTTAAGGTAATGCCCCGGCGCGGCGGGCTTGAGGTCATCGCTAATATCAAGACCTGCCTTATGAAGCATACCGCCGATTTGTCGGGATTTGACCATATCCTTGAAACAGTTTACCAGGCGGGAAACGTAATGGACGAGGCATATATCCTTTTGAAGCTCGATAAAAACTCCGGTCCCAACGGCCAGATTAGATTTGAGGCAAAGACCTGTTACGCAGTTTATCCGGACCCGTTGTGCAAAGAATACGACCTTAATGCGCCAACAGGCCCCGCGCAGTATTTTGTCGAGCGAGAATGGATGGACAAAGATGAGTTTGTCGCCGAGTTCGAGGGGCAGGTGCAGGATAACGGCATAGAGGGTGTCGCCATTAACGACCCGAACAATATCGCCGGGTTCCTGCTTGGCGGTACTGATTACGCCGTAAACGACGATGAGCAACTTGAAGGGCAGGGCCGTTATAAAGTTCTGGTTCGTCATGTCTGGTGGAAGGAATGGGTTCGCGGCTCCGTAATTACCAATCTTGCCAACGGCGACCAGCGCATATTGACCAACGAGAAATTGATTACTGAGTGGGAAGCGAGAATCAAAAAGGGCTTGAGGGGTTACAAACTCCGCAAGGCGAAGGCGTGTAAATTGCATCATACGAGAATGTGCGCAGGCAAGGCGATGGACGATGAAGTAAATCCGTTCAGTGATTACCTTACAGAACTGCCGTGTTTCAGGTTCGCGCCACACTTTAGCGACGGTTATTCTTTCGGCGCGCTGGACAATATCATCCCGATAAACATCGAGGAGAACAAACAGCGAACAAACGCCCTGCGGTATATGACAGCCACAGTTAATAGCGGTTGGAAGGGCAAGAAGCCGAAGAACGAGAAGGCGCGGCGAGAGATAGAGGAGTTTGGCTCGGTCAATGGTCGTTATTGGGACATAGATAATTACGGCGGGATGCTCGAGCGCATTGCGCCCCTGCCGTTCCCCGAAGCGGCCATGGCTATGGCGCAACAGTGTGGCGCGGACACAAAGGATATATCCGGCGTCAATGACCCGTCGATGGGCAATGCGTCAGGTCCGAATGAATCAGGCCGCGCCGTGATAGCTCGCCAGGAACAGGCGAAGAAAACGAACCAGCCGCAACTTGCCCGCCTGTTCTGGACAATGATGATGGGCGGCGATTATCTCCAAAAACTGCTCACCTATAACAAAATCTACACCGAGGAAGAAATCAGGGCTTTGGTAGGCGAACAGGGGATAATCAACGAGGGAACACTGAAAGAGACATTCGAGGAGTTCAAAGACAAGTTCACAATGGGGCAGGACTTGCCGAAACCGCCGCCGCTTGAACAGTTGATGGCCTCTAATCCTATTGAAATGGCGGAACCGGAAGACCAGCCAATGGCCGCTGAAATAGTGCAGCTTGGCGTCGAATCGGCGACGCAGTATGCGAAGAAGTATCCGCAATTACTATCAAAGTGGGATAAGGTCATTCGTGAATATACTATGCGCAAAGTCATAGGGCAGTTGAATGATTCGACAATCGGGCAATACGGCGTAACCGTGATAATCTCGCAAAGTTCGCCAACAGTCAGGGCGTCCAACAGGGCGGAAATGATGGCGATAAATCAGAGTTACCCCGGCGTGATACCACCGGAGGATTTCCTTGAATCTACCGATTTGCCGGATAAAGAGGGTTTGAAAAACAAAATAATTCAGCGTCAACAGATGATGCAGCAACAGCCGCAACCGGCAATGGCGGGGGCATAGATGCTAAAAGCTACTTTCGTAATCCCGGTAAACAATGAGGGTTTGTATGCCAAGCTCGAAAAGAAGTTGGGTGCGGAGAATTGCATACCGATATGCGATAGCGAGAGCGCTGCGAAGGCGTTGAACAGGGGAATCGCACTGACCAAGACGGACATTATCGTTTGCTGCCATCAGGACGTGGAGTTTCCTGCCGGCTGGCTCAAAAAATTAGAATCACAGATAACGATAATCGGCGACAAGGACTTCGGCGTTATCGGCACGTTTGGTTGCGATATGATTGGTCAATACGCCGGCAACGTGGAAGACCCTCACGATAACCCAAAGACCGGCAACCTGCCTTGCGAGGCAATGTCTCTCGATGAACACTGCCTGATTATTCGCAAGGACAGCGGCCTTAAATTCGACGAAACGCTCATAGGATGGCATTTCTACGGCGCCGATATTTGTCTTGAAGCGGCAAGTAAGGGACTCAAAAACTACGTTATTGACGCCCGTTTGAAACATTTATCGCCGGGCAAGATTGACGAATCATTCAAAACGGCAAAAATATGGATGCTTAATAAATGGTCTGGCCGGAATCCTCTCGGCTGCGGATACCTGAGAACGACCTGCGATTATTTCCCGTTATCAGGTGTGCCAAGTGGTCAGGTGTGGGTAAATATCCCGACCGGCAACAGGGCGAAACAGGTCGCCGAATGCGCAATAGCGTGGCGGGATAAGGGCTTTTGTGTTGGCGCGTTTTCATGGGATGACGAAACAACGAAACTGCTTGAGCCGATAGTTGACGCTCTGTGGCAAGGCCCGATGAAGTCCTTTGCTACGTTGCATAACTGGATGGCCTTGCAGACGAATTGGGAAGTGCTTATCTGCGGAGCGGACGACCTTTGGCCGAAAAGTGATGTCGAGGAAATCTACTCGAAAGGCGCACTCAACAGAGGCAAGTTGATATGGGTAAAAGACGGTTTGTTCAATCTGCAAATGACGCACCCGATTATTACCCGGCAGTGGTATGACTACAACGGGCCGGGCATATTCTGTGAGGCGTTCCGGCATAACTGCACCGATACCGACCTGTTTTTGGCGCAGTTGAAAAAGAACAACGTGGTCAAGTGCTTCGACATTGACGGATTCGACCACAGGCATTGGTCAAAGAGTAAAGATAAGCCGGATAAAATCTATAAGATTGGCCTCGATACATTCAATGCCGATATGCAGTTACTTGGTACGATACACAAAAAAGTAGATTTAAGGGCGATTGGCGACCTTGTTCCGGTAGGACTATAAATTATGACGCAAAACGTGGAGCAATTTCTGAAAGAGCAAAAGCGAAATGCCCCGTTTAATTTGAAGATAGGGGCGAAGAATGTCCTTATCTGCATACCGGGCGACCTATATGAAAATATGAATGTCCGTTGCGCAATGTTCTGCTGCAAGTTGGCGGGTAGGGGTTTGATTGATATGCGGTCGATGCCGGGCAGAACGGCGGAAATAACTCGCAACAGGTTCCTTAAAGACCTGATGACCGAGGAGGCGTATTTCAAATACACTCATGTCTTTTGGCTCGACGCCGATACGATACCTACGAATGAATTTATCATCGACAAATTCCTGCAAATGAAAAAGCCGGTAATCTGCGGCGTAACACCTGTTTTTGACAAGAACAGGCAGGAATATCGCTGGCCGATTATCCGCTACGGCGACGAAACCGCAAAACTGTTAGACGGAAAATATAACGAAAAGACGCTGGCCGCGACCTCACAGAAACGAAAATTCGAGCTTGACCGTGAAATCGCCGTCCTTGAGGAGAAGATTATCAGGATTCCGGCGGGCGAGTTGCCGGACAAGCCGTTCAGGGTTCATCGCTGCGGCGGCACTACGATGTTGATGGAGCGTCGCGTGTTCGAGACGATGATTAACGACTGGTATGATAAACTGCAAAAAGAGGACTTCGACGGCGCACGGTATCCGTGGCAGTTGACCCTCTACGGCGCAGACGGCAAAAGCACACTGTCGGAGGATTATTATTTCTGCGACAGTATCCGTCGTATGGGTTTTGAGATATGGGTTGACCCGCGCGAGTGGTGCGACCATTCACAGGTAAACGGTCTTTTGCAATACTGTAACGAGCGAGCTATTGAAACCGCGCAGGGCATTTTCGAGGACGCAAAGCGGACTGGCAATCTCGCGCTGATTGAGGCAGCGTAATAATTTGCTTGATATATGACGATAAAAACAGAAAATGAAGATAAGATTGACGGACTTGGCAAGGAACTTGAAAAAGCGCTGCCGGTTGATTTTCACGGCAAAGTAGAATTGAATTTTAAGAATGGCAGATACGAGAGAACGAATATCGGGTACAGTTTGTTGAGAAAAGAAGATGGACGAGAACAGACAAAACGAATTTAAGGCCTTTGTTGGTAGGACGGTCAGTACCGATTCGATTGTCGATGGGACTATTTCTCCATACGAGGGTTATAATCTGACATTGACTGTATTTTTCCGCCTCGATAATGCTTGGAGTTTGGCGGGAAACGATAACGTTTTTTAGCTCTTTATAGAAAAATTTAAGAAGTAATCGGGCAATCTAAAAAATAGACCCCTGTTAAACGCTTAACGGCGTTTGGCGGGGGTTTTTTGTTTTCTACGGCTTTGTAGGCCGGAAGACCCGACAGCGTGGGTTATCGCTGGTAAACCTGACAACGAGGGTAATCGTTGGAATAAGAGCTATGTATTTCGGCTCTGTAAAAACAAGGAGATAAAAAAATGGAAGCGTCGGAAGTGAATAGTTTTGTGGATGAAGGTTTGAAATCAGCAGGAGTTCCAGATTTGAGCAATGTGCCGGGGGCAACGTCTGATGAATTGGCCGCGTCGTCGGTAGTTGAGGCAGTATCGCCGGTAATACTTGAAGGTGAACAGCAACAGCAACCAGCCGCGCCAGTCGAACCACAGGCAGAGGTAAGTTTTATGCCTATGCCGGGTGCGATGAAGCCCGCCGAGGCAACGCCAAAAGGGGGAGTAGCCCCACTTGGTGTGGTAAACGAGTTACGCGCAGACAGGCGACAGCAGGCCGAAGAAATCGCTCAATTAAAACAAGAGATTGAGCAGTTGAAACAGCCCGCGATACCGCAAGTCAACATAGCTGATGTCGAAGCGATGCTCAAAGACCGACAGGATGACGAACCTCTCACTATTGCCGAAGGACGGAAACTGCTTGACGTTGTAAGAACGGCAACGACCAGAACCACAAAAGCAGTCGAGGCAACGGCTGGACGAGTGGCCGCAACTGACCAGCAGGCATTTGAAAGGGCTGTGCTGAACGCAGAAGCGGCAACGAGAAAAGCCCATCCCGACTATAACCAGGTTATGAAGGCCGCAGGGGAATTTAGCGAGACAGAAGTGCTTGAAGCATACCAATCAGGCAGGAATCCCGCCGAAGTCCTTTATGGCAAGGCGAAAGAGCGCCTTGTCAATATGGCCTCCGCACTTGGCTTACAGATTCCGGCGCAACCGCAAGCGCAACCAGGCGGGCAGCCGCCCCAGGGGGAACAACCGCAGGCAGGAAACTTTGAAACTGCCGAGCAGTTGTTTGATAAAACCTTTGCGGCGCAACCCGTAACGTAAAGGGGTAATTGACAATGACAGCACCAGGTGGAACAGCTTTAGGGCGGACTTCATACTCCGCCTATGCAGGTTACAACTCCGGTCTGCACGCAAACCTTATCGTGCAACGCTGGAGAGCAGAAACTTTTAAGGTGATGATGGCGCAGGACCCGTTCCTGCCCTTCCAGAGTGCCGGGAGCGATAACGTCTTTCAGGTCAAAAAGGACTTTCTGAAAGAAGCCGGCGACAAAGAAACGTTCGCACTTCGCGCCTTACTGACCGGCGACGGCCAGGGCGACGACGGCACTATCGTCGGCAACGAAGAAAAAATGGCGTTTTATGATGACTCCGTTACAATTCACCAGAGAATCAATGGCGTTGTCATAAACGGTGAGATGTCCGAAAAGCGGACAATTCTCAATCTACGTCAGGAGGCAAGGGACGCAATCGGCGAGTGGGGCGCAAGGGTGCAGGCCGCCGATAAAGTGTCTGCTTTGTCCAGCCAATATACCCTGTCTTTCGATGGGCAGGTAACAGGCGACGTAGCCGTTGACGCAAGTGGAAGCAACATTGATACCGTCAACTATGTCGCGCCGTCAACCGACCGCATCTGGTACGGCGGTCAATCGACCGCCGGAGTACTTAGCGAAGTCGCTACTGAACTATTGGTCGCAAGCAGCAACGGTCAAAAGTTTGGGACATTAGTGATTTCCAGAGTGAAACAGTTGGCGACCCGGACAATCGCCTGGGAAGACACAAACACCGCAGCGATTTTACAACCGATTCGTCCATTGAAGGGGAACGGGTATGAATTTGTTATGTTCATACACCCGCTTCAATATGCGGATTTGAGGGCCGAAACCGCCTGGATAACCGCGCAGACCAACGCACAGATTCGAGGCGACAAAAACCCGCTATTCACCGGCGCGGTAAACAGTGTCGCAGGTATCTGGGACGGCGTGCTGATTGTCGTCTGCCAGTTGATTAACAGCAGAAAAGGCGATGCTTCCGGCGTAACTGCCACAGACCCCGCGGCGTGGTTCAACACCGGCGCTCCTTGCGCAACCGGCATAGCCGTTGCCCGCGCCCTGTTCTGCGGCGCACAGGCCGGTCTTATCAGCTGGGGAAAACTCCCTGACTGGCGCGAAGACCCGCAGGCGTCCTACACCCGCAAATTCAAGGTCAATACATCTATGATTTACGGCGTGAAGAAAGCGCAGTTTAACTCGCTTGACTTCGGGGTGTATGCGGTCGATACCGCAATAACTTTGCCTACCTGACGATAGTCAAGGCAGGCAAACCGTCTAAAGTAATGGGGTAGAGTAACCCTCTACCCCATTTTCTCTTTTCAAAATGAGGCGATTGTATGGCTATCACAATGGCAGAAATACTTACGCGAGCCAATGCTCTTACGCAACACAACATTACGAGTATCAGCGAGGAATTGCTGTCCGTTCTGCGTGATTTATCTGAGGCAGTCGGGAATCTCAAGGGCGATACTTCGGGGACAATCACCAGCAACGGGACGTATATCTCCGAGCCGGGCGACCTTGTTCCTGATTGCGTCGATTCTCTTGTGGTCGATGAAATGCCGCTAAACAAAATAAGCTGGTCGGAATATCAGGATGACGTTATCGCGGGTTACTGTTGCAGGGACGGCAAAATCTATATCAGGCCAACAGCATCTTCAAACAGGGCATATACGCTTGGCTACACGCGCTATCATATATCGACGTTGACCGGCACTCTGGAATTTTCAGAATCATTCCGTGATTGTATTTTGTGGGGCGTCATACAGAAAATCTACGAAGGCAAAGAACGCTGGGACGAGGCGAAGCAGGCAAACGACCGCTACGAGCTTTACAAGAGTGATATGCAGTCGCGGTTCTCGCCGTCTGTTTCCGTGAAGGTAAGAAGCGGGCCATCATAATAAAAAGGAGTAATTGAAAATGGCAACGATATACGCAAAGACACAAAAGGGTGTTCTGGTTGAAATGACAACGGATGAGGCGCGGATTATCAGCGACCTTGCCGAGCCAAAGACCGGCGACGCCTTTAATCTGCGGCAGGTTTACAACGCGGCGTTATCACTCACTGAAAAATTCGACGAATTAACGGCTTCGGTAGCGACTGCCGAACAAAAGCTCGCCGCCTTGAAGCTGGACGTAAAGATTAAGGAGGCCAAACCGTGACCACTCCATTCAGCACAACTAATCCGCCAGGGACAGAAACCCCGACACTTGGCGATAACAGAATCAGGGAATTGGCGGTATCGCTTTCAGAGGTATTGGCGAAGAATCATCACCTTGGCGCGGGGCCGCCATACGACGACGCCGACAGGGGGCAACATACGATAGTAGACCTGCAATTCTTAGCCGCAGACCCGACGCCGGAAACAGGGGTATTAAAAATTTACTCCAAAGATACCGGCGCAGGGGCAATCGAGGGATTTTTGATGGACGCTGCCGGTAACATTATGCAACTGTCCCGCGCGGGCGATTTCGGAATCCTGCCGAATGAAGTGGCTTTGCAGAGTTTTGATTCATCGGGGACGGGGACGGTCGGCCTGATAGGCGCAAGTGGTATCGACGCTTCCGGCGACGACATTGTTTTCATAGCGGCGAAGGCAAGGTCACTGGCTGCTACCGAGTCAGGCAATGACGCTTTGACGCTGGTAACGAGAGGTTATGTGGATGCCGAATTATCCGGTATCTCTTTTGGCGCCAAAGCGAATTTGGACAGTTCAAATGTGGCTTTCGCCAAAGATGAAATTTATCTGGCCGGAAGCGATGGATATGTCGTCTGTTGCTCCGATTCCTTGATAGACAACCAGACCCTTATCGTATTTTCCGATTCATCTAATCCCCCAACTGCTCAATGTGGGTATTTTGAGCCGTATCTTAGCGGTTCAGGCAGGTGGATTAAAGAAACTATGACCATACCCATAAAAAAAGGTGATTATTGGAAGGTTACTTGTTCAACAACCTTGAAATTCCTTTATTGGCGACCTTTGGGAAGCGGCGGTTGCGTAAAGCAATAAAAGTATGGAACGATTCAGAATAATGAGCCCGACGCTTGGCAAGGCCGAAACCTGCCCTAATATCCTGCTGGCAAACGCCTTTTTGCAGGACTGCTCGGACGTTGTTATCTGGAACGGTGAGATACGCAAAATCAAAAAACGCCTGCCTGAATTGATGCGGACACTCAATACTATAATGACCGCAAACGATACCACAAAGACCTTTAAGGTCGCCGGTAATCTCACGGTGGAATTCACAAGCGGCGTTTCTGTTTATGTTTACGATTCAGACGATAACGATGGCACATACACTGTAACAGGTAATTCTACCGTTGATGCAAGCGGGAACACCTTAATCGTTGTCAATGAGACGGTAACTGATTCGGCGGCAAGCGGCAAACTATTCAATACGCTCAACGTCGTTTCGACCGATTCGACGAACAAGGACTTTTTGAAGATTGTAACCCCAGACGGCAATCCGATAATCAGGTATCAAAGAATAACCACCACCGGCAAGATTCAAAGATTGATAGCGTTTACAAAGACGCACGTCTATTGCTATGACGCGAGTTTGACAAGGTGGGTGAGTATTTGGACTGTTCCCGCCGCCGCCAGTTGCGATACCTGGGATTCAGACCAGTATGGCGACTATCTCGTTGCGACAAACAATCTGGATGCCCCTCTTTACTGGGACGCAAATAACCTTGTCCAGATGTCGGGTATTGATACGGCAAGCGGTCCCGAAGTTGCGACAGGTGTTTATATTACGCGAGCCGCTTTTGTCAAGTCATACGAAGGGTATTTACTTTTAGGCAACTGCATTTTGAGCGATTCAAGCCCCGGTGAGCATTATATGTATTACTCTGCTTTTGGTTGCGGCGTAGGTGCGGATGTGGATTGGGAGATTGGCGGTGGCGCAGACGCAGGCAGGCGAAAGATTGAGGGTGCAGGAGAAATTACCGGCGGATTCGGATTGTGGCAGGGCAAACTGATTGTCTTTAAGCGCAATTCGATACGCGAGGTCTGGATGACGACAGGCGATGACCCGTTCAATGACAATACCATTTCCGATACAGTTGGTTGCGTCGCCCCGGGTTCAATTATCAATGACAAGGAAGGGCGACTGTATTTCTTCGCCACCGACAAAGCGATTAGAGAGATTACGGCAGGGGTAATATCGCAGGCGATTGACGACAGTGTGCGGTCTATAAATGTGGTCGAAAATGCGAAAGTGCGGGCGACTTATTCGGCGGAATATAACGCGCTTGAATGGGCCGTCCCTCTTGGTTCTGCTACCGAAAACGATACCGTCCTGTTTTACAGGGAGGGTAAGTGGGTAACGCTTTCAATGCCTGTCGTTACTTTCGGGGCATATTACAATCAGGTGGTTTTGACGTGGGATACCTTGCCTTATGCGACCTGGGAGCTTTGGTCGTGGGATAGCTGGGATTATGTGCCAAGCGCGACGGATTTCCCGATTGATATTTGCTCTGATGCCTCGGGTTGCACATACAGGACGCACGGAGCATATACAGACGATAGCGCGGCCTATGATTCATATTTCGTACTTGCCACAGACCTTACTCGCTCGCAGGCACTTGGCTATTTCAAGAGAATTTTGCAGCACTACGCTTATCTGTATTCGAGCAGCCAGACACTTACTTTGTCCGTGAAAAAAGACAATGCCCTCAACTGGCTTCCGTTAGGTTCCGTTTCGATTACCGGTTCTAATGAGATACAAAATCTTCGCCTGCCAATAGACGCGCGGGCGCAGACGTTCTTATTCAAGTATTCTTTTACAGGTCAGTTCAGGTACATCGGCAGTGAATTTGACTATCTGATGCAGGGGAGGCGTTGACGATGCCTACGATGCAAAAGACATTCCCTGTCAGACAGAAACCGATTAAGGATTCTACGACCACGATGCAGACGGTCGAGGAGATTGTCAAGGCGTTGGACTTACTCAACAGGCAGATATACGACGCTCTCGATAAACTCGAAAAACTCGTACTCGGAAACGGCACATTAGACCACGCCCTGATGGCGCATCTTGACTACGCCTCATCGGGTCATACTGGATTCCAGCCGGCGGGCAGTTACATATCGGCGGAAAGTGACCCTGTTTTTACACATCACGCCGCTTATGGCGTAACGCCGGTGAAGATAAGTCGTTGGGATACGGCCTATAATTGGGGCAACCACGCCGGGCTTTATTCCTTACTCGGACACGACCATCAGGACATGACAAGATATTTTGGCGATTCGACTACTGACGGAAGCTGGCGAATAACTGTAAACGGAACAGGACTTGATTTTGAGAGAAGAGAGTCGGGAATTTGGGTTAAGAAAGGCGGAGTAACTGCATGAGGATTAAGACGATTGCTTTGATGATAATTTTGCTGTCGGCAAGTTCAGTTTTTGCCGGTCTCGATGCCGCCAACGGAAAAATCGTTAATGTGGCAGATTGTTGTGACCCGAATGACGCCACAAATAAAAAGTATGTAGATGCCAATGTGAATCAGGCGGTGAAAACTACTTCGAGTCCGACGTTTGCAGGGGTATATACGGGAGATATTATTAGCATAGACGATGCTCTGGATTTGTCAGCTACTTATTATATAAAGTTATTATCTTCTGGAGTTCACGTTGATGGTTATGGTATTCTCTTAGAAACAACTTATTCCCCTTCTGCTCGCGATATTGTTTTACACATAGCAGGAGCGTTAGGAGACATTAAATTTGTTACTTATGGTCAGATTTACTGCAACGGTCAAACCCGAATTCAGTCCCTCTCCGGCCTTCTCAAGGGTTCAACGGGTGTAGTTGGTACGGCATCCGCGTCTGATGTTAATACCTTGTTGGGCAATACATTCGTAAATCACTCGGTTTATGACCCCTGTGCCGTTATTTGGAACGCCAAACAGAGCGCTATTATCAATACTACTGATATTAACATACAGGATATAAATACAAGAGATGTCAATGTTCGTGATATTAACGTATCAGGTATTGTCAGGGGTTCACTCTACGACGGCGAGGAGCATTGTGTCGCTACCCTTATTGATGTCAATTTTAGCAATAGTGTAGCCGCAGATGCAAACAGAGTTCTCTATACGGCGCCTTCTGATGCTAATTTTATTCCGACAAGGGTTTTGATTTATAACATAACCGGGAGTTTGGCGGGCGGGACGGCATATTATCTTACAGGGAGGTCGACTGTTATTAATTTAGCTTCAGTTGTCACACCTCTTACATCATATTGGCAAGTGGCGATGACGGGCGTGCAATTCGATATTATTCCCGCCGGCGCAACCTTTCAGTTTGATGTCAAGACGGGTTCGACTCTTGGAGTTACAGGGTGTATGAAAGTTTATGGAGTGCTGATAAGGTAAATTGAATGGCGCCTGGATAAAATATGAAATAATGACGAGGTGAATTATGTCGTTCTTTAAGGCAACAAAACCGAAGGCCAAAGTGTTGACAGAACCCTACGCCGCAGCCGGAAAATCCTGGCTCGAAAATTTTATTAAGTCATGGAGTACCGAAGGCGTCCCCGATATACCCGAATTACAAACAGCCGAAATGTCGCCTTTGGAGAAGGCGAATCTGGGGCTTATTGGTAATTATGCGCAGAACGGGACAGAGGGTTACAATCTTGCGATGGGTAATGTCAAAAACACCCTCGCCCAAAATGATAATCCTGTAACCGACCCCGGATACAGGGCGTATCTCGCCGAACAGGAACGATTGAGAGGAGGGAGTACATCGAGATTATTGAGGTCTGCGAAATTAGGCGGGACAGTTGACAATAGCGTCGCGCAAGGCACGCTCGGCGACCAGAACAGGGCTTACGACTCAATGATATTGGACAAGTTGAATAATGTTCGTAACGATTTGCTCGCACGAAAAGAACGCGCGGCCGGTATGGCTGCCGGGTTAGGCCAGGAGCAGGTCGGCAATGCGGTTACGGCTATGTCGGCGGCAGACCAGGAACGGCAGATTGAACAGGCCAAGAACACGGCGAAATATACGAAGATGATGACGACGGTAATGTTCCCCTACCAGCAATGGGCGCAAATAGCCCTAAACGCTGCAAACGCAGGGACATATAAATATATGCAGGAAGGCGGGCCAAGCGGCCTTACCTCAATACAAGGAGCCGTAAAAGGTATTACAGGCACAATAGGCGATATTGGCGACTTTATGGGTGGTTTATAGAAACGGAGAATGATATGCCTGGCACACAATTTGAAGATTTGCGATTGATGAACGAGATGGCTAACGACACCATCCGTAACCGCGAAAACGTCCTTGACCGCCAACTGCGAGAGCGAACTCTTAACGAAAATATCGCTTTCAGGCAAGCAGACGACCGGCGAGCAGATGCCCGGCTTAAATCCGAACAGGAATTTGACCGCCAGAAAGAGATTATATTCAATCAGCAACAGGAGGAACTGGCGGCGCAGGAATCTATCGTCCAAATCCTTAACAGTATCGGGCCGGATGAAAGTCCGGAAAGCATAGGCCAGACGCTTAATGATTTCGCAGCGATGCCCGGTATGGTTCGCAATAAACTTTATCAGATGGTCGCGTCAAAACAATTCGGATGGGGAGACAGGTTCGGAGAAGGCAAGACGGCAGAAGTCAGCCCCGGCAGCACTCTTTTCAACGTAAGAGACGGCAAGGCAACGCAGATGGCTACCGCGCCGACGGACCCGACAAGGATGGCAAAAACCGAAGCCGAAACAAACAGAATTGTAGCGGCCACCGGCAAAATATACTCCGACACCGAACTTAACGCGAAAAAAGCAGAGCTTTATGACGCGACTATTGCGCAGAGGAACGCGAAAACCGATACGGAAAAGCAAATGTTGCAACCGAAGATTGATAAGTTGACTTCGGAAGTTGACAAGAATGAGGCGCAGACGACACAAATCGGCAAGGCCAAACCTAACAATTATGCCTATCAGCGATTACGATTGTCTGCACTTGATAAACAACAGAAAAAGCACTTGGCTGTCATTTCGGACATCACGGCAAACGATACAGATAAAGCAGCCGCCGCAAAAGAACTTGAGCGCATCGATAAGGAAATGGACGAATTAACCGCACCAACGCCCGATATTCAACAGCAACCGCCTCTGGCAGCCAAGCAATACTCTCTCGGCCAGATAATACCGATGCCGGACGGGACAAAATGGAAGATTATCGGGTTTTACGAGGACGGGGAACCTAATATCGTGGAAGTGAAATAATGCGATTATCCGAAGTATATGAACAACATAGCGGCGGAATTGCCACAGAAGATGCGCCAGTTGGGCGACGGTTATCGGAAGTAACGCAGGAACATACGCCCGCTACCGCCGAACCCCCTCCCGTCCAGATAGACCAGCAGACGCAGGGGATTATCAATCAGCAGACATTACCACTTGGCAATCAGTTGGCGGATATGGCAACGGAGGGAAAGCAATATGATGCGCAAAGCAGATTGAACGATACCTCTGCGTCGATGCGACCAATAGATAAATTCACTGGCAGCCCAGACAATGTTTTCAAGAATGTGGCGGAGGCAAGCAAGCGATTCAAAAAGCAATTATACAATGCCCTTATTTGGTCAACTACCAAGTCCGATGTTACGCCAGAAGAACAAGACCAGTGGGCGAAACGGATAGCGCAAGGCAAAGTCGATGCGCTTGCGAAAACCGGCAAATACGAAGCCGGCCAGATAACGAAGATTTACCACGACGAATATGCAAAGGCCGTGCAGGAACGCAGAGGAAAATTAGAAACGCCGCGATTTCCAGTCGATGCCCCAGACAACTTTTTAGAAACAGGAGCGGACGTGGGTGCGGGATTGACTGCGTTTATGGCACAACTTGCCTTATTGAAGAAGGCCGGATACCCAGACAAGGCGGCGTGGGAACAAGCCAATTTAATGAATGGTGGTAAACCGGGCGAAGGTATTATGATGCAGACCGTCTTTGGCGGGATTGGCAAGATGCCTGCTTCGCAAGTTATTGGCGGTGAAATAGGCAAAACCGCAGGTGAGGCCGGGGCAATGTACGCCGTTGCAAGGGCGGGCGGCGCTTCGCAGGCAGAATCAGTAATGCAAGCGGCCATCCCTGTCGCTTTTAAGGGAGCTGGATTACTTAAAGGCAAACAGGCCGCAAAGCAATTATCCGATATTCAGCAGCAAGCCAAAGCAGCAACGCCAGAGGTGGCGGTAGTTAGTCCTGCCCGACAACAACCAGCCCCCACCCCTTTGCAAGAAACGCCCGCTATGCCCTCAAAAAAGACATTGGGAGAGTACCGCGACGGGGAAAGGATTGCCGGAACTTATTACAAATTCCCATTTGAAGGCACGGTTGTTTCAAGTCAACGCTTGACCTACAGACAAAATATCGCGGATAGGACAAGCGTTGAATTGACCGTCAAGCTCGATAAACCAATAACTGTTTACGGTGCAGAGCGTGATGTGATTACCGTGAATAGGCAAACTGGCGACGTGCAACCCGCTACAACAGGGCAAGCGCAACGCACCCCATCGCTGGGCTTGCGGGAAACGCCTTCACAGGTATTGCCCGAAAACAATTTACGCGAAATACTTCGAATGAGCGACCTGTATCGTCCTCGTGATAAATATATACAGGAATTTACAAAATACGCAAAAGGACTAAAAGACAAAGGCATAAATTACTTTGATGCTTATCATGTAACTTCGGCAGACACAAAGGATTTTACCGAAAAGGGCATAAAAGGTTCCGAGAGTGATTACATTGGTAAGGCGACCGGAAATCTGCGCCCATCATCCGTTTACATGTTTTTAGAGCCTCACGAAATCAGCAAGGGATTTTCGGGGATTACGGGCATTGTGTCTGGGGCTAAAACCGTAAATGTAGTCCACCTAAAAATACCAATTGAGCAAATAAAAAAACTGCACTGGGACTCAAATTACAATGTAACTTTTGGGACACGCAGTTCAATTGGGTTTGAGGGGGACATTAATCGTTCGTGGATAGATTCAACTTCTAAATACGATATAAAATCTCACTCTTTTAATCAATCCGCCTCCATAGAGGGAGGCAAATCTTCTCCCCCTCCCGCCGAAAAGCAGGCGTGGGAAAAGCAAGTCAAGCAGGTTGTTAAGCCGCCAAGCAAGGAAATGGCGCGACAGATAATAAGTGGTTCGGGTGCTGGTCGCCCAAGAGATTTCATTTTGGGCAAAAACGAAACTTATCAAGTTGTTGATGAAGTTGCTGGCACTAAACGAGTATTAGCCAAAAACCTTACGACCGGAAAAGAGGAATACTATCACGTTAGTAAAGACGGTATTTTTGCTGAAAGAAATCTACCAGATAATCTTAATGCTTGGGCAGAAGAAAAAACAGACGTAGAGCTTACAGACGCCGCCCTTGCCAAGCCGGAGAAGGCGGGAGAAGGGGAGAAAAGCAAGGGGGTAGCGGAAAAAC